CACCTATCAACGGTAAACTTAGGATAATAGCGAACCACTCGTCCTTCCAAGAGGACTGAGATGCTGCGGCTTGTTGAGTTTCCCAATCAGCATCCGCATCAATACGGCGCATCTTGGATTCATGGACAGCTTGCTTTTCAGCAGCTTTGTTTTTAAGGAAAGTACCTGCTAAACCAGCTATAGGCCCAATCAAAGATTGCCACATATACTCACCTTAAAAAGAAAGCTAGGGGCCACCTAAGCAGCCCCATGCTCAATTGCTATTAGCTAGCAGGAACGACCAGGGTCAGGCCAGACGCAGGACGAAGTACAGCTACTCCGTACAGTGTGTCTGAAGTGAACAAGTTAGAGAGGAACTCTTGCTTGTACTGAGTCTGTGAACGTACACCCATTTGCTCTGCCATGACGATAGCATCAGTGTGGAGCAACAGTGCGCCCAAAGAGTCTACTGAGCTAGCTGAGTTATCACCAGCAGCTTCAACAGTCGGGCAGTTAGTGCTAACGTAAACGTCAATACCGTACAGTTGACCAATCTGGCCGTTTGTAACCTGACCGTTGTTCACGAAGTCAGAGCTAACATAGCGGTCAATACCCATGATAGTGTTGCGGACAACAGGTGGGATAATGAAGCTACGTCCGTCCATAGGAACGTCGGCATCGTCTAGCTTTTGAATGATGCCACGGAAGCCTGCGTCAGTGAATACGTCAGCAGAAACAACAGTGTCAGCAGTGTAAGTAGATAGGCCGTTAGAAGCGTCTACGAAGAAAGTACCACCGTTGTTCAGGTAGGTGGAAGATGTAGAACCCGCGCTACCCAAGCCTGTAGCCAGAGAGTGCAGGTCGGTGTCAACTTGCTTAGCCAGCGCATAGCCAGCATCTTCAGTATAGAACTGACGCAAAGAAGACAGGGCTTGTACATCCGTAATATCCTCAATCAAGCGTGAGTATTCAAAGTGCTTGTTGATGGATACTTGCACTTCGCTTTCAGTAGCGTTCTGCACAGTTACAGCAGTGTTCTCTGCTTTAGCGTGTGCATCGCCACGTACAGGCTTAGGTACATGGATAGTATCACCTTTCTTGCCAGCCATTGACATCTTCTTTACAAGATTGGCTAAAACAAGGTTCTTTTGGTATGAAGCGATGATCTCATCACTCCAAATTTCTGGGATAAAGGTTGCTGCACTAGTATTGTCAACAAACCCCCCAGTTGCGGGATATGTAGAATCAGTCATTTAATATCTCCTCAGATATATCATTTGACCCTCTTTTCAGCATACGCTCTCATTATTTCGTCTTGTAGAGCAGCATACCTATGTGGGTCTTCTTTCATAAGTTTAATAATGTCTGCGCGTCTGTAAATCTTCTTGGGGCTTGACTCAGAGCTACCACGGGCATTGCCTGTACTAGCTGTTCGTACTGCTTGCTTGCGACTCTGCTTCTCAGCAGTTGCAGCCTGACCAATCATTTGTTGACGTTCTTTCCAAAGGTTGAAAAGCTCATCAGCAGCTTCGTAGTCGTACTGCTTGTCTGCCGCTACAAACAGCTTCGTCCTGATTTTAGATGCTTGAATCCACTCTGCAAACTTTGTATCCTGTAGGATACTCTCCATGTCAGGGTGGTTAGTCTTCAGTGCAGACAATGCAGTTTGCATCTTGTACTGTTGACTTACTGATTCAGCTTCCTTAATCTTAGGATGATTCTGGATAGCCTGTGCTACTGCCTTCTCAGGGTCAGTAAAGAAGTCTACTTCTTCGACTTGGTCTTCTTGTTGTTGTGGTGCCGGTGTGAGTTGTGCTTGGATGTAGTTATCGACAACCTTACGCAGTTCGCCTACCTCAGAACTTTGTCGCCCCAATAGCTTCTCAGCTTCTTGGTGCATCTGTACAAGTTCCTGTGCAGACTTGTTTTGGTATTTGTCAGGAATGTCAGGTTCGCTAGGAGTTACCTGTTCTTCCACTTCCGGTTGTTCTTGTTGTTCAGCAAATACGTCTTCCGTAGACGCTTGCTCATCCTCACGCTCAATTATTTTAGCCATTATTAAACTCCGTACCTTAGTATTGTGGAGAGATTAAAAAAGGGTTCTAGCTACGAACTTTGCTTTTTTTCGTATTGGATGTGACTCTGCCTAGCCTTAGCCCAGTTCCTAGTGGCGCTGGGGAAGTCCCCACTGATGGGGTCTAGTTTAGACCTAATAGGAGAGATAATCCTCTTAGCACTGTAACCGCACTTTTCGCACCTAACTGTGCGTTTATCTTCAGGTACTAGCGCCTCAAATACATGCCCGTCAAGACACTTGAAGTCGTACAATTTGAACATTAAGCTTCTAGCTCTAGTTCTTCTTGTGGTTCTTCTTTAGCTTCTTTCTCAGCATTGTTAATTTGAGTTTCTAGGTTAAACAGAGTAGCAAGTATTGCAAGTTGTCCTTTACGGAAGTGCAAGTTGTCGTTATCTGTTGTTTGTTCAACTGAGTTTATCTGCGTTACATTTTGGTTCAAATCAGTAAGAAGTTGTTTCCATCCTTCTGAACGAAACATCTCAAAGTAGTTAGCAAAGTAAACTTCAAGTTCTTTAGTCATCTTATGTATTCCCTTAATAAGTTAAGATACAAGATAGATTATACCATACTTTTGTCAAAAAGTCAAGTATTATTTTTACTTTTTAACAGGTTTGCGTGCAGATCGCCGTTGCATTGTTTTTTTCTTCTTAGGTGGGCGTCCTACTTTGCTTCCGTAAGTTCCTTTTCCCATTGGCATGTTAGTCTTCCTCTCTTTTTGGTGGGTCTCTAAGTAACAGTTTAGTACCTACATCAGATACAGGCACTACTCTGGGTTCGCAATACGCATCAAAGTGTCTGGTCTTAGGCATTACAATAGCGTTCTGACCTACATCCTGATGCACTAAGGCTGTCTTGTATTCAAGGCAAGAAGTCAACTCACGAAATGCTATCTCTAGTGTTGGTACATTCTTTTCAAGAATAACCAGCATAAAGATTAGCATGGTCTCCATTAGATTCTTCTCTTTTTCTTGACAGCCTGTGTTTTAATAGCTGTGGGCTTTCTCAAGTCCCAAGTTAAAATTAGTAGCTTGGTGTCCCATGCTGTGCCAAGGATTCTTGGGCCTTGGTTGCGCACATACACTTCCGCACCGTATCCGCACTGTTCTTTGTTGAACAACAGCCAGTTTTTTGCGACTCTGTGCCGTTTGGCTGGTGGTTGCACATAGCGTAACATGCGGTATTCGCGCATGTCGCAGAACAGAGTTGGGTTTTCTGGGTCATAGTCTACTTGGCTAGGAGAGCTTGAACCAGTGCGGCTATCTGTTCGTTTGTCTTTTCCTGAATTTTCTCCTGTCGCTCCAAGCTGGACACGATGGCCTCCACTTTGGCGCTCGTCACTGCTTGTGCTTGACCATTCGCCTGAGCCTTTTTTGCAGTTTCCTCCGCTATCTGAGCTATACGCTCCCTGTCCTCTGATGCATGTGCAGTATTAGCTTGTAGGACACCCCAAGCTACAGCTAGGCTGACAGCGGCTGCTGCGATTGGTAGCGCCCACTGTGGCACCTTGATTGCGTTATCGGTCATTGTTTTTCCTTGTTATACTGCCCGTAACTTACCGGACTTTCTGTTTACTATCTTTGTGCTAGTTTCTATGACAAAAGCAGAATGCTGTTTAATCATCTCCAGAATCTCTAGCTGTACATCAGGGTCTTGTGCTTCAATGAGGGAACCTCCTAAGTAGGAGATTGTCTCTGAGTTGAGCCGCAAAGCACTTGTTTCAGGGTCATCAAATACAGGTATAAACTCAGATTCCATCATGGTCAGTCCTTATTTTTTTCTTGACTTAGCTCCTGAACACTTCCACCGTTTACGTGACAGGTTGTTTGGAGTGTTAGGGTCATTCTGTTTTTTCTTAGGCAGTCTCTTTTTGATACCTAAACTTCTAGCGCAGTAGCTGTCTCCTTTGCTGGTTCCCGGCTTGACTCTAGGGCCACCGCCTTTTGCTGAACCAGCTTGTCCATAGGAGACTTTCTTCCCGCTAGAGGTTATCTTTACCTTTGCTTTTCCTTTCCTTGGTTTCGCCATCAAGCAGCTTCCTGTTTAGTCTTGCGCGTCTGCGCTGGCTTTTTCGCTTCATTCTTAGCTTCTAGTTCCTTAATCTTGTTTTCAAGTTGTTCAAACTTGGCGTTGATTTGGTTTATAGCGTCTTGAAATTGTACTGAAGTGATTACCATGTTACTGTCCTTGCCGTTGCTGCTGTCCAATCTTGAGATCAATCTCTTTCTCTTTCAGCATAGTTTGCGCCATCTTCAGCCTACGTTCAAACTCCTTATCGTCTTGGTCGCCTGCCTGTAGGTTGGTTGTGATAGCCTTGATCCTGTCAATCTCTAGCTCCTGTGGTGCCAACTGAGTTTCTACAGCCATCTTCTGCGCTCTGGCTTGTGACTCAGTAGCTTGTCCATTCAACGCCGCTGTCTGAGACTGC